GGTAAGTGAAATCACTATATCACTATTGTTTGCAAAGTCAGCGTCTGTAATAGGGGTCATAGCGCCTAAAATTGTAACTTCTTCTAATTCAATAGTTGTATTGTTAGCTCCTGCGTACGCTTGAAATTGATTTGTAAAAGTTATATTTTGAATTCTAAAACTTAATGCGCTCAAATTCCCTGTTGTGTTGGCAACCGTGAAAGGCAAGCCCGTAATACGAGCGTCACCCGTAGAACTTCCTTTAGCGGTCAAACGCAGTAATCCACTCACACTAACTTGCCTTCCTATCTTGGTATAAGTTCCCGTAGTTAGGGAATAAGTCATACCAACAGACGCACCACCAAACGAGAAACCCATAGTCCAAGTGCCTTCTTCGTAGTCATCAAGGGCGTTGGCTGCTGCGGTGTCCCCGTTGAAGGTTACCCCGTTGTTAGTGATGCGGAAGCGTTCGGTTAAAGAACCTGCTGATGTTCGTGTTTCAAAAGCCATTTGGCCGTCTAAAGCATTTGCACCATTTATAGCAGATATTCTTGAAGTTATGGTTGCCGTTCCTTCACTATTGATAAAATCAATGTTTCCGTTTTGATTTCCTCCGAATCCTCTGTTCCCGCTTAATTGAAGAACGCTAAATTTATCAGCACCCGATGGTGCCATAGTAAGAACTGTATTTCCTGCTACATAACCACCAATGTTTGGCGCAGTCGTGCCGATGCCTACGTTGCCTGCGGAGGTGATGCGAACACGCTCGTTAGAGTTAGTCCAAAAGGTTAGCGGTGTGCTTGAGTAAGCACTCAAAACCATCTTATCAACCTGAAAACCCACATCGCCATAAGCGGTGTTGCTATTCTCAAAATCAATTACAGGGTATCCGTTTGTTGCTCCAACAGTCAAAGGTTGGTTCGGAGTTGCAGTACCAATACCCACTTTGTTATTGGCAGCATCTACAAATAAAGTAGTCGTGTCAAACGTAGCGTTGCCCGTTACTGCCAAAGTTCCTGCGATAGAAGCAGCAGTCGTAGACAAAGACAATGTAGAGTCATTACCCAAACCATCGCTTAAAACTTTGAGTGAGCCGCTTAATGGCCCGTTGTCCGTAACCTTAATAAGGCTATCGTATGTGTCCTGTGGGGTTGTCCCCGTTAATGTTGTTCCCATAATTTTATGATTCCCAAGTTGTACTCCAAGTATTCCAAATTTCTTCTATCAACTGCCAAGCACCTTGCTCGTTGTTGCCGTATAGGTTTGTAGTAGGATGACCATAAGACAATGGCTGAACCATACCCCAAGAGATACTATTCGTTGCTGCTGCTTGACCCCAATAGATGTCATTGTTTGCTGCTCCTTGTCCCCAATCGCCTTGAACTCCCATTGTCTAAATAACTCTTTAACTTCACAATGTTGCTACGCTTCGGAGTGTATGTCTGTTTCTTACCACTCATAACACCCAACTTGCAAAGTTTGCGTCAGTATCGGGGTAAACGTCAGCGTTGTTGTTTGAGTTGTATTCGGGGAATGTTGCTTGGTTGTAGCTCATATAAGTGATAAACCTGTCGGTGTAGTACTGCGCCAAGTCCCTCGCCTTGTTCACCAAATAGTCAACCTCAATCTTTTCTGCGGTAGTAGAATTCTCGGAGTTGTGCTTGAACACCCCTGCGTTGCCGATAGTGTATGCTGCGAAGGGGAGATATTCCACAGTTGCCCAATGGATTAACATTGGCTGAATGTATAAATTAACCAAATCTAAATAAGGATTTACCAAAGTGCTATTGGTGATGTCCGTGCTAATCTTGTCGTATAGTTGCGTTCCTGTATAGTTTTGGATGTGTATCTCCTGTGCTATCTTGATGAACTGAATAAACTTATCCGTGTCCACGTTACCGCCAATCGCGGTGTTGCGAACCAAGTCCTCTCTTTTAATAAATAATGCCGTTGCCATTTCTTAATTTTTATATCCTCTTGTTGGTGTTTCAATAGGGGCGATAGCAACGAGGGGGTCATTCTGCATAGGTCGGAATCCCATACGAATAGCTTGGTTCACGTTGATAATATCCGTGCCGTTCAAAGAGCCACCTCCGTAGATGTTGCCCTCTTTGGTTAGCTTCTTGCGGTAGATTCTACGCTCCCAACGATGGTGGCAGTTAGCACCGCCTTTGAAAAGCCATACGCTATACGGCTCACCTTGTGCTTCTGCTCCTCCTTTTGAACTTAATGCCTCGACATCCTCCATGCGGTAGACTCGCCCTGCGGAAAGTAACGTGCGGCATAGCAAACGGCTTTCACCTTCGGGTTGTTTGCGTGTGCCTTTAGCGTAGAAGTAACGAACCTTGTATCGCTCTGTGTCTTGCTCACTTGCCTGCTGCGCTGCAAGGTCGGTGCGTGAGTTGAGGTATGCCTCTACATCGTATTCTGCTCCTTCATCTTCAACAAGCTCTGCCGTGATTAGGTCAAAGTCCTGCATCAGCTCCTCCTCGCTTTCGCCTAGACTCTCAATGTTCAGTAGCAACTCTGCCGCAAGCTCATCACGCAAGAAGGGGCGGTCATCTTTCTTTGCAAGTTTGACCTTCTTCTGCGCCTTCATCTGGGAGATGATATTTGCAGCATTGCCAGAAAACAATCCCTTTGCTACATCGGGGTCAAACTGAAGCATCTGCACCAAGAACGTGATTGCTTGGTCAATCGTTAGAACGCCATCCTTTACGCTCTGCATAATCTGCAAAGAGCTTGCAATCTGCGCTCCGTTGTACGATGCATCCTTTTTGATTAAGTCTTCGTTGGCTTCGCTCACTTGCACGGTTTCAATGTCTTCTGTTTTAACGCCTGTTGCTTCTTCTACCACCTCTGCATCTTGTACCTCCGTTTCGGTGAACTCTAAAGGCTGAAGGGTCTTAAAGTACAAGTTGAGGCTGATGTCGTTGTAGGCCAAGATTTGGTCTATGCCGTCAATGATAATCTGTTGCTTGGGTCTGATAACGATATTGTCAAGCAGCACCGATGCGGTCATCAATTCATCGGCATTATTGCCAAAACCTGTGTTGTCCTTGATGCCCAAAAGCAAAGGGCTTACAATACGATGCGACACCAATATCTTTTGTGTTGCCTCTGAACTTAAGAACTGATACTGCTCCGCAGCATCCGATAACTGCACAGGGTCAACCGTTGCAGCAAGTTCTTTGTTATCATTGAAAGCAAGGATAAACTTACCAGAGTTTGAACTACCGCTAAACTTTGTGGCAATCTGCTGCTCAATAGTCCTGCGCTCCTCTTCACTAGGTACTCCGTTGTTGAAGTTAATCAGCATAGAAGGCGCAAGGCCGTTCTGAATGTTGTTGATGTGGTAGTTGGCAATCTCCTCCTCAAGCTCTGCGTATGGAAGTCCGCCTTGATAGTCAACGGGGGAGTAGTAGTAGAATCCTGCTCGGTATGGTTTGATGTACAGAATCTCCAAACCCTCTTTGCTCTTGCCAAAAGCAGGTATGCGCACAGGTGTCTCTCTCCTGCTTGCTACCTCTCTCCAATCCTTTGCGTAGTAGTACGCCTCAATCTCTCCGTCTTCGTTAGACCTTGCGGCTCGTAGCGTCTCTATCGGGATATGCTGCACCTCTACAATCATATTGTGGTCTTGGGAGTACACGACCTGCAAAGAGCATTGCCCCATCATAACGTAGTCCGCAACAACCTTCTGCATATTTGACTTTGTGAACAAGCCACGCATTGCTGCGTACTCGCTCGGCTTCTTGGCAGAGTCCGTTGCATCCAGTCCCTTGCCAAAGGTCAAATCCATCAAAGAGTTGAGGATGGCGTTGTTGGTAGGTGAGCCGTTGTACCTGTCAATTAAGTACCCGAAGTAGTCGTTGTTATCTCCGTATTCTACGAAGTCCTTACCCTGCACCTCTTTTACAACAGGCGTGGTGTAGGAACTGAAGTTCACAACGTGAATTTTAGATGATGATGTACTCATTGTTGTAGCTTGTTTCTTCGGTGTAGACGTTTTGGTTCACCGTAAATTTGTCGAAATCAGTTTGTGAAGTTACAAAGACTCGGTCTCTGTATATTAGATTTCCCGATGCAAATACATTCAAGCCATAGAATCTATTGTTGACAAGGCTAAACGTGCCTGTGAGCGTCATAAAACCATTAGCAGAGGCAAGCGTAACCGCAGGCGTTGCGGTAGTGTTTGTTGATTCATCAATCAAGGCAATCGTTACACTCGCAGGGAATGTGCGTGGTATAATTACAATGGCTTGTGGCGAGGCTGATACTTGGAGAATATGCATCTTAAATAAATAACCTTTTACTTTGGATTTGTTTGAAAATAGAAAAGGGGCTTGCGCCCCCTTAACTATTCTGCCTTGCGGTAGGTTACGAGTTCGTACCTACAACAATCGTGTCAGTTGCACTTGCAAGTCCTGCAAAAGGATTGGCAGTAGTTGCACCATTGATAAAGTTGGCAGGCATTGTCTCCTGTCCCTCCATTGTCAAAGTGTAACCAGACAGGTCACCCATTGCAGCACCAGTTACAATCGTTCCACCCGTTACTTCAGCACCGTTTACGCGACCCATCAAGAATGCGTTGCCGTTGTAGTCTTGTACCACAACATAAGGCCGACCATAAGCAAGCAGCTTCAATTCTTTGTTGTCCTCCTTTGTGAGTTTGGTCAACGTCAAATTCAAAGTCTGCGTGAAGAATGTTGTGCCATTATCACGGCTTGAGTTAAAGGCTTGCTCAAAAGATGAGTTGCCTTTTACCAAGTATTGGTACGCAGAGAAAGTTCCCGAAATATCGGTCACCTCATCGTTGGTGAGGGTAATCGTACCCAAGTCACCGAAGTCTACAAAGTACACGGCACGGATGCCACCTACTACGTCTTTACAGGGAACTAACCTGCCTTTTGTTAAATCACACGCCATTGTTTCTTTGTTTTATTAGAATTAAAAAAGAGGGCGAGGACATAGCCCAAGCCCCCTCTTGATTTACATTAGCTCGGATTAAGAGTAAAGAACTACGTCAGCTCCGATTCCGTACTGAACTCCTGCGAAGAAGCGTAGGATAACACGGATGTTGGCACTTCCGTCAAGGTCAGCCATATCAAGTACACGAACCTCGTTGCGCTCATCAGCCAATCCTGTTCCGAAGAATAGGTTTGAAGCTTCAGCAGCAACCATCTTGTTTGAAGGAAGACCGTTTGCCATAGCAACGCGGATGCCATCAAAGTACAAGTCTCCGTTGCCGTACCACATTGTGCCTTGATTGTCAACACCATTTGCACCCAGACCCGAAGTTCCGAATCCACCTAGCGCACGGACATAAGCCTTTGCTACGTTCTGTGGGACATAGATAGTCAAATCCTCTTTGCCGTAAAGGGCAGAAGGGATAGCATCAGCAACTTTACCAAGCTCTACGATAACATTTGAAGCCGTCACGGTTGTAGCGGTTACGTCAATAACATCAGAGTCGGCAGTCATCAAAGAAAGGAATCCGCTGAACTCACCTGCACTTGCAGCGTTACCGTTCCAAATGTTCTGCTCAATCTTTTGGGCAGTCTTTGAAGCAACGTGGGCAATCAAGAAATCAGCAAAAGAAGTAGGGATGCTATCGTAAGCAGAGAAGCCCATTTGACCACCAATCCAAGATGAGTAGTAGTCCTTCTTACAAAGCTGCAAGTTTACTTGAAAAGGCTCAACGGCAAGAACGCGGTCGGTCAAAGTCAAGGTAGAAGTTGCGTCAAAGTCGCAAGTACCATCTTTTACTATGTCGTTAGTAGCAACCTTCTGAAGGGTTGTTTTGTAGTTTACGTTTGGAAGAATCTCAATGAGTCCTTTGTCAAGCGTGTTAGCAGAAAGAAGTGCGGCAGAAATGTACTTCTGCGCAAAAATACCTGCATAGTTTGTGGTGATTGAAGTGGTCGTAGCCATTTTTTATATTTATTATTTGTTTATTCGTGCAAGGACTCGGTCAATCGTTTTTTGTGGGCGATTGGTACTCATCTTTTGGACTTGCTTTGTTT